TTTTCTTTATGCTCCGCCTGTATATCCGCCATCATTGCGAGGCGGTTGTAAAAGGCTACGACCTTCATTTCAAAGTATTCTTTTTCCTTTGTGATGTCCCCGTCCGTGAGTTCGTAGATGACTTTGTACCATCCCCACTTCTCGAACGCAGTTCGTTTAGCGTTTGATTCAAACTGTTCAGATTCTCCTTGATTCGGTTGTCCAAAGAGTTTAAAATAGCCCTTTCTAATATCGGAGATACCTTGCAAAAAAAAAGCGTGATGCCGTTCGCGGTGTCAGCAGGTAGGTCTTTGAATAGTTCGACCTTTTCCGAGTAGGTCAATGACTTACGCCATCTCTTAAACCATTTGCGTTCCTGAGCGAATACCGCAATGATCTGAGGCACTTTTGACCAGTAGTTATCTTTCGTTACGTTCAGAAGGTGAAGTTCAGCCAATTCGTTTACAGATGTGTCCGATACGTTAGGATGAAAGTAGAATGTGTGCTTCCCTAGCTTAATACGCGGGTTATATGCGGATTTCGGCTCTGTGCTGAGTAGTTCGTATGCCTTTGTTCGTAGCTGTGCGAATTCAGCCCCTGACATAGCACTAACGGCATCCAATGATTGACCCGTGATAATGCTGATCAGGTTAATGTCGCGGTCTAGCAAGTCCACCGCGTCGGTAGTGTCCATGTCCAACAGCGCCATGATCTCAGGCATCTGTCGGGCTTTCACGTTACTCCAATCCATACCCGTAAAGACGGAGAAAAGGGGTTTCGTGGATTAAGATTTACTATCCAGATAAACGTTTACACAGCTTATTGATGCCGTAGCCATGAAGTGCATATACGTCTTACTTCGCGGGTCGGATAGTTCCTGCTTTATTTTCTCACAATACAACTTTAGTGCATTGTCAATGCCTTCGTCACCTGATCCCCATGAAGCCCCGTAGTCGGATTCTACCTCAATTATTATTCTGTGTTTTCGTTTCATGTGACAAATATAAAAGAAATTAAAAGTGAACGCTAACAGCCTGAACAATCGGATTCTTTAACGAATGCCATGCAATAGCCGTAGCCATGATGCCGTCATCGTGGAAACCGTATGGCGCTCCGTACTTTACCGTTCTGCTTTTGGCGTTGTATTCAAACGTAAACACGTCGAACTCCTTTTGTAGCCAGTCAACGGGCAGGAAGGTAGCCTCAGACTGCTGAGTACCTACCGCCAAAGATTCAATAGCGTCATTCTTGCTCTTAGCGGTTGTTACAAACGGGTTAATGTTTCGGGGCTTTGCCACCTTGCCGCGTATCTGTTCGAGTATCGCGTCACCTATACTGTTGACTTCCACTAGTGTAATGGCGTTGTATTCGTCGATCTTCTTTGCAATCTTAGATGTGATGTTGTGCCAAGTATCATGCCTCCATCGGTCTATGAATACCTGATTGCCTTTTTCGTTGAATATAGATAGCACAGAGTAATCGTCCGCCCTTCCCAAGTCCACACCTGCGTAATACTTAACACCTCCCGTGACGTTGCTGTAAACGGGTGTAAAGATACCAGACCCGCCATCTATGAACTCGGCAAGGTATTCCTGACGAAACACGTGATCGGGTAACGTAGCCCGTGCGTCGTTGATTTCCTGCGGATTGATTAACGGGTTATCGTACGAAGTCATGGTAAAAGACTTGTACTGAGCGTTCACCCCGTTAAGATTGTAAAGCGTATAAAAGTGGTTTTTACCCTTTGGCGTACTTATCAGCAACACTTTCTTACCCTTTACTAGCACCGTAGCCCGTAGTACCTCCGTCCATGCTTCCTCGTCCATAAAGGCAAACTCATCACATACTAGGTAATCGAACGTAAAGCCCCGTATATTGTCGTACCGTTCCGCGCTAAAGAACTGCAAAGAAGACTTCCCGATCTTTATAGTCAGTTCCGTTGCGTTGGTCTGCATTATGCCGTAATCGGCAAACGCCTGAACCATTTCCTCAAATACCTTCTTACTCTGCTTATACACAGGAGAAACCCATGCACACTTGCACCCGTCATGATTGAACATCCAATAAAACAGTTGGTTCATCGCCAACATCGTTTTACCAAACTGGCGACCAATGTTCAGAACGTAATACTTACAGGGATCATTGTTTATCGCCTGATGTATCTTCTGTTGGTTGATGTGCGGATCGTAAAGTGTTACCGAAAGACGCTGTGACATTGGTTAGTGTTTGGTGCTGTGTTGTTTCGTCACGCCACTGTGCTTTGTTTTTCAGCCAGAAGATAGCGCCCTGTGTTGATCCTGCCCATCCTAACTTAGCCTCCCATTCAGCCTCTAAAAGCAATTCAATAGTATTCATGGTGTCAAAGTAATCGGGATAGTTAGTCTTATAATTGAGCCAATCCTGACGGCTAAAATTGACGTAAACACGCAGCCCTGCCATCGTTATTTTGTTTTTAGTGGCTGCACACCAATCGAAGTATTCAAGGGCTGTAAACGCCAGTTCTTCGGGTGTTGGGTACTTTTTAGGCTGCCCTACCCGTTTACGAGCAATGCTCCACAGGTTCTTTTCCGTGAACCTTCCCTTTTCGTCGCGTCCTTCGTTAGCTTCCATGCTGTTCTTTATTACATTTTTCGCACACGTTGATAAACTTCATCGGGTGTCCTTTTGGGTTGAATTCCTTTGGCTCTGGCAGTTGTATTGCCATCGGGATTATTTCAGCGTTGCAGCACTTGCTTTTCATATTGGTCTAAAAAGTCGTTCATTAGTGAATACATACGGGATATGCACCCTCCGCATGATAGGTTAACTACTTCCCCATATCTTTCTAGCATTATACGTGCCATGATGTTACGGGGTTGCCGTGATACTTCCGTGCCTGTTGTCCGATACTTTCGGATCACTTCGAGGTACGGTCTGAGGTCGTTGTAGTCGTTATCGGTTAAGACGGTCATCTACTGATTTAATTAGTACCGCGATCAGGGAGGCTGTGAATCCCACGCCTAGTGATTCAGGGAGGTTAAAGTTAGAATAAATTAATGAAGAAACAAAGCCTGTCCAGAAAGAAAGGCACAGACCGCACGTGAAAGGTTTGAGGCTGTACGGTTTCGGGTTCTTGAATCCCATGTTGTACATCTTCCAGTCGTATGTGTGGTAGCCTTTGGACAGTAGCCATTGGGCGAAGTTCTGAGGAATCTTTGAGGCTTCTGCAAAGATGTACCCGAATGCAGCGGAGAAAATCATTATTTCCAGAATTCGTACCATTTCTTTGTAGGTTTGTTATTATAATATGCCGTGACTTCTCTTTTAACGTGTTCTGCAATTTGCTCCTTTAATCGTTTATTTGATTCTTGCGATATTTCCAACTCTTTTAGTAGTCTTTCTTCGACTTCTTTGCCTGTCAAAATGCAAGTCCCATACCCACTATCGGTATAATAATACATTGCGCTTTTATTTTGATGATATGCGTCGTTTATTTTGACGAGCCCTTGATACTCCTCTAGGTCTATTGTTACTGTTGGTTTCATGCTTTAAAGGTTGTTACGTCGTATTTGTTTGATAATGCGGTAGCCCATGCCCCGTTTGTTTCGTAGTCCTTGCGGTACTTGTAAAGATCAAAGTATTGCCGCATCTGATAGCCGTGATCCGCTGCGGGTTCGGTGTCGTGGACGATCAGGATGGCTTCGGTTTCAGCGTATTTCTTCACGTCCTCTTTGCGTCTTTCGCCCGATGCGTGGTCGATAAGTACCACCGATGCGGACTTATCAAAAGCTATGTTCCAATCGGTTACGAAGCTAATCCAATGCTGATTGGTTCTCAGGTGCTTAAACTTATCTGCCCAGTCCTGATTGGATTCAAAGGAATGCAGTAACCGTTTACGTGATTTGCAATAGTCATGCAGTAGTTTCGTGCTACCGTCACCCATGCCATACTCTAAGACTAGCCCCGTCTTTGTCATTTCGAGGGCTTGATAGAGGAACGGGCGGTAGCTGTTCCAGTTGTTGTCGTATCTGAATAAGTGCTTCATTTGATTCGGTTATAATAGTCTTTCATCCACGATGCGGACGTTCCAAAGGTTGATTCGATTAAGTTGTACACGCGCTCGAAGTTATTGCCGTCCGTCAAAGGGCGTAAGAGGTGGCTGTCAATCTTACAAGTCACGGGGTTATTCCATCTAAACCGATCTACCCTCCCTAGCGGTCTTCCTGTACGTTCTAAGCCACGATCTACAAAGGTGCAACGGTCATAGCCATACGCCTGTAAACGCTCTGTTATGTAGTCCTGATCCACCTGCCACCATTCTTCCCATTTGTCTGAGTGTAACTTAGGCAGGGTTTGTATCGCCTTACCTATTGTGGGGTGTACGATCTCTGCCCATTTCTCCGCACTCATGGCGATGTAACAGATCGGAACGTGTCCGCGTACTGTCAGGTCATGCCCGTATATCGTCACTTCGTCGGCTTTCGGATGCCAGTAGTCGGATAACGGGATCATGTCAATGTCACCCGTCATTACGATTCCTTTCGGGTCAAAGTGTACGACCTGCTTCCATCCCCATAGGCGCATGATCTGAGCGTATGAAGCGGAACGTATGCCGATGTTATCGGGTGGCACTAAGGTAATAGGCTGCCATCCTATCTGCTGCCAACACCATTCTGTGATGGGTCGGAACTGTGAATAGTTCGGGTTGTCGTCGTGTGATAGAACTATGTAGCCTTTCATAGATGCCAGTAGAAGATATTCGGGTGACGCTTCTCAAATTCGGTATGGTGCGGTTGTTGGTATCGGCTCAAAAATCTCACCATTTCCATTTCTATGACGCCCGCTGAGCCGATATAACGCTGCACTAGGTCTGATTCCCATCGCGGATCGGTGTCGGGTTGCGGTTCGCGGTTGGTCAGTACGGAATGATAGAAGGAATATTTCGCGTGTGGATAGATGTTTTTCATTATCCAGTCCTGATCTGAGCCGTGTTTACTGAAATCTCCCGACGGTGTCAGATTGAGTTTGCGGTATGCTTCGGGCTTAAATCCGATCAAGCCTCCCATCATTGGGATAGAGTGTGCAGGATTGTCGTTGATGCCGTGCCAGTCTTTGCCTGATTCTTCCCACTTGCGTATCTCTTTGACTTCGCGCCATGTTATCGCGCTGTCAGCGTCGCGGCAAAGGACGTGTGTTGCTGATTCAGGCGCAACGTTAAACCGCTCTAGCATTCTTTCGCAACGCTGATCTGTGTATAATGGCAATACGTCAACATGAGTAAGCGTTGCATGAAGATCAAATATGTAATCGTGTTCGTAATGTTCCGCCCTTACGTGCATACACCAATCAGGCAGCATGATTTCAATCAAACGAGCGTTGAAGTACAAACCCCGAAGATACCAGTTGAACAACTTGGGATCGTCTTTGTATATTACGTAGCTTACGTATTTCATAGGTTATAATAGTTCATCAATTGCCCATGCAAAAGCCAATAAACTTCCGCAAATGAATAACATTGATAAAATACCTACCCACCCAATAGTAACATAAAATATCGTTAATATACCCAATGTCATTATAGTTAAAATGATAGCTGCCAGTATTTTTCTGAATGTTTTCATGCCGCTAAGTTAATTAAATTTAGATTCCATTCACCTTCGTCCGAAACAAATAATTGTAAAATGGCTTATCAATATGATATTCAGATTGTAAAAGATTTTGCCGCGCTATCTCCTCTGACCACTTGCCATCCTCTCCGAAGTTCTGATCAACGAATCTCACGTGCTTAACCTTGTCAATATTCACCCAGTTCAAATGGTTTGGGTTGCGGTAGTAATACTGACTATCCTCATACCAATGGGTATATTTAAGCGAATGAATGAAGATGTGCTTACGCGGATCAACAACACCGTTAACCGAATAGATGCCACGCAATGAATTACAGTCAAAGCCCTGACGCGCTCCCTCAATGTTCAGGTCGATATAGTCAGGCGTTACCGTATCGTCATCATCAATAAATGCCCGATGGGTAGCTTTCGTCATCAAAGCCCAATCCATCAGTTTGTTTCGTTTCGCCCCGATTGACATTTCCCGATTGTCCTTTAAGATCAGCGCCACCACTTCCCCGTTGTACTTCTTTAACTGAAACCTTAGTGAACGAATAAGGCGCATCAGGTAGGTCTCCCTCCCCTCTATTGTAGGGATCAAAAGGCACACACGCGGGGCTACTTTCATAGAAGAGATTTCGTCTTCGCTGAAAATAAAGAGCCTCGTCGTGGCTAGAGTGTCGTGCATTATTGCGGTAGAGCTGATCGGATGGTATTCTGACATTGGCAGGGTGTATGTGGTTAAAGTAAATCTCTTTGAAATAGTGGTAACGTCCGCGCATGATTGCAACTAACATAGCCTCAACGTCGCAATTGAATGAACGGTACTCAGGGAAGTAAATATACCCGTCGCGGTTGTAATATTCCCGCCCGATAATTGACATCGTGGAAAGGCGTTCGTGTACGTAGCCGTCGTTGAAGTGTGCAAAGAAGTCGGTAGTATCTCCAAACGTCCATTGTATGTGTTCAATCATGCGATCACCCCACCCGTTGACCGTGAAATACATATCGTCGCTCATATTGACTAGCATCTGCCAATCACTAGGCGCTTTGTCCATGTCCGCGTTGATGGCTTGTATCTTGCTCTGATTATCACCTTTGCAGATCAGCATATTCGGAATGATGCGGTACGCCTTTTGCATCAGTTCATCATCCATGCTACCGTCTGTTGTGTCCGCTGATACCATTACGAAATACTCCGCATAGCCTATTGTGCTCTTGATATTAGTCAGCGCCTCTATGAACTTGTCAGGACGTTGACGAGTTGCGTATTTGATCAGTATCTTCATATTGACTTGTATAGATAACTGTTTACGCGGTTTTCGATTCCGTACATTGTGATACGACGTGAGCGGATCGTGGTTAGGTCTTCGTTGGCGTATTTGTTGTTGGCGACGTACAACTGATCGAGGGGTGAATATCCCCACTCAGGGTGCAGGTGCTTACAGATTTGTACGGGTACGTACTTACGCAGTCCGCGAATGTGTGCTACCTCTGTTGCTTCCTGATCGCAGTAAAGGGATTTGTATGCAGGGTTGTAAATGTAGCCGTCTAAGTTGTAGTAATCGCGGTGCATGACGGACATGGTACAGAGGTACTCGTTATGGTTGCCGTCGTTGAAGTGCAGGAATTTGCAGGGTTCAATATTAGCCGCAATGATTGAATCCCAATCTTCTACTAATACCATATCATCCGACATATTAACCAACACGTCCCATTCGTATTCAATATTAAATATATTACGGTTAATAGCATCTACTTTGTTTTTTGATTCGCCTATAAACGCGTTTATCTTATAGGTTTCATTGTATTTGGAAATGATCTCCTCATATTCTTTCAACTTGGGATCGTCGCTATCCAATGACACTAAGACATAAACATTACTAATGTAGTCGTCGTAATAGAATATGATCGACTTCAACCCTCTTTCAAAGTTCTCAGGACGAGAACGCGAGGCATATTTTACTAAGATGTTCATAGTGGCAAATAAATAACAGGTTCTTGATCATTCTTGAATACTTCCCAATTCTGCTTTACAGCCTCCTCCATTTCCTGCGGTGTCAGCGTCGAATAATGCACAAAGTCAAACTCTTTCCACGCGTCCATGTCCAACGAATAAATGTACTCATCCGCGCCAATAGGGCAGACGTTACGCGCTCCGCTGATTCCCGCACGTTTACACCGCTCCGAATAGTTCACGTGTTCAAATCCGTACTTGCTGTACTTCGTATCGAACGCGCCTACCTTCTCCAATCCCTCTTTTGTGATGTACATCATGCACCCCGCAGAGTTGTTGTACACGCCAATATCTCCCACCGTAGTTACCAGTCGAATCTGATGCACTTCCCGAAGGTAGCTGAAATGTTGGTTGCCTGATGTCTTTGAATGGAATATAAACCACTCAGCCCATCCGCTTTGAATGGGAAAGGTGTCTTCGTCAAACAGAAAGATGTGATCACAGTCCTGTAAAGCACGGAGGCAGTCGTTTTTTCCTTCCGCTACGCTTTCCGCATTGTTTCCTTCC